AAAGCATTAGAGGACATTTCGTATTCTCTTTCCATGATGAGGTCGAAAATATGACACTTTTTAGTTTACAAGTAGCTTGTGGTTGTAATCCAGAAGGACCGATTGGAATGGAACCGGGTCAACACTGGGATGGTGAATGCATGGATGGAGGATTTGTAAGTGGTCGTCGCTATGTATGGACTTGTCCGGATTGTGGCAACACGATCTGCATCAATATGGATGAGTATGATGCTGAAGAAGAATAATTACCATCTCAAGGATTTTCAAAAAAAAGATATCTAGGAAATAGTAACTTCCGTCCAACTTCATACCCAATTTCCTCTATGTAAGGATCATAATAATCCAATGGAAGCGGTTCATCACGAAGAAGCCAACTAGGAACCCAATTTTCGAGGCTTAAAAAACTTACATAATCACTATCAGATTGAGTACGATGTTCTGAGGGAGGGTGCGCAATAACAGGGTTATCTCTTGGTTGCCTAGTGGAGGTTTCCCAAGGTTGAATTGTTGTAGCTATATCAGGAGAACCTTTAGATCCTTTACGTCTTCGCGATTTTGGTTTATATGGAATGCGCGTATCTATTTTTGGAATTGCGAAAATTGATGTATATGACTTACCAGTAATCATTATGATCTTTAACTTCCAACGTTCTTCATCATTCATCAACTATTCCCCAATTCGTATGATCTCTTTAATCTCATAAGATAGGGTAACTCATCTTCTTTGTAGATTGAGGCATTCAATACAACTGTTGAGGCTGGCCAGCGAATGAAAGTAAATGGATCAGCATCATAGTTACATTGTGGGAAGATTATCCTAGTTATCCATAATTTATCCACTGCAACAGCAGTTCCAGATCCTGAAACTAATTCAGTATGTTTTGACATGATGCCATTTGTAGTTGACCATACGGTTGAATCTTTGACATACATCCTGTAACGATTCCAAACTACCTGATCGAAACTTAATTCACTCAATGAAAAACCCGGACCATTCTGTTGAGCCATAGTATCTACAATATGAGAAGGGTCTGGACGTTCTGCAGAAATCAAATCAATTATTTCAATTTCAGTTCTAGGACTAGCTGCATCTGGAACGGAAAGATATTCTGTTGCTTCTTGAACAATTACACTTATTGCTTGAGTAGTTAGATCGCTTAAACTATATCCAGAGAGATCGAAATAGGTTTGGTAAACAATAAATCTTAATCCAGTAACTGGTGTAACTGTATATTCCCAACCATTTTCACTATGTACCCATGCAGCCGGACTTACTGGATTTTGAGCAAAGGTATATTGTGGTATTAGTTTATTCATTGTTCTATTACCAGTGAATGCTTTTTCTTCTGTATCTTTTTTTGTCATCATTTCTTCCCCCTTTTGAATGCTTTAGACATCTTCTTTAGATCCAATTGACCTTTCCTTTTACCTGATTTGAATTTAATATGATTCTTTTTATTCTTTACATGTCTATTCCATGCTGAAAGTTTACGAGGTGTTTTAGATCTCTTACGCTGAGATAAACTAGCTCCTTCTGATTCTCGCTCTCTTCCTATTAGATCTCTTAGGGCTTCGTACTCTTCAAGAGTCATAGTAACGTTAGGCATTATCTTCTCCTCGTATGGCTGGCCGCGGTTAAGGCTGCGGCTATCGCCTGTGCTTTAGGCCTTAGCCGGCGGTTAGTTAAACTTATCCAAGCGGCTTTAGCGGCTAGTACACGGTCAGCCTTACGAGAACAGCCGTCAGGATGGCGACAATCCCAGTCATGATCTTTACACGCACAGTCCAACGCATCCACACACGATACTTTCCAGTTGACTCTTGGATCACTAGCAACGTAGGGCTTTCCTCCGGTCCATCCGGGTCCACAGTAATTCCCATGAATTTTAACCATCAATTATCACTAGCAGTACTCTGTAAAGCCAGTGCCATCCAGTCCTTGGACGATAGTTTAACAACTCGTGCGCGGATTCTTGCAGTGATGTAATCAATAGTTCCACCTACAGCAGCACCATCAACGCCAACAGTGAGATAAAGTGTATCATTCACAACCATAAATGATTCGGAAAGTGCAGCAGGTCCGAAATTATCGGGATAAAGATCGGATTGATGTGAAGCAATATTTGCGCTTTGGTCGATATTCAAGCTTGCGGAAGCGATCAACGACTGATCATCTGCTCGAACGAATAGGGTTGAAGGGTTCAAATCAACCAATTGAGCGGTCAAAGCAGCATCACCTGCTACCATCCCATTCACATTTCCTCCAAAGTCTGCGCCGTTCTGGAAAACGAAATCGACCTGATCTATTGCGATTGCTTGTCCGGTTGGTACGTTCACATATGCTCCAAGATCTATGGTCCCCATATTTCGGGCACCATTGAGGGCTGCTGCTGCTAAAGTCACGGTTTCTGTCAGGTAAAAAGAGCCTGTCATTGCTTTTGCCATGAGTGTGCTAAGTAAACTCGGTGTATAAATGTAACTTGAAGTCCTATCTTCTGTCGAACGAAGTGAGAAAATCTTTATTGATACTCCACCTCCAAATCACTTTATCACCACCACCCCCATCGGAAACCGTATCTATTAGTAATTTTCCTCGATTTCGGCGGCTTTGAGCCGCAAAAAGGCCGTAAAACAACAACAACAAGATTAAGTATGACTGACCTTTAGGGGTAACTATGCCAACAGTAAGCATAAGTTTAACCGAATACGCCTACGAATTATACACCCAATGGGAAAAAGGGCTTAGATCCCAGCGAGTATCCGCTGCAATTTGCCTATGGAATGCCACAGTACTTGAGAAAAAGTACATTGAGGAGGCAGAAGAATGAGTCACAAATATATTTGTGTTCAATGCCACCGATTATGTGATGGATTTAGGATGATTTGCAGACCTTGCTGGTATAAATTGACAGGGCAAGGTGAAGAAGAATGAGTCGAGAAGATGACTTTGAGGCCATATGGACCCGAATTGCTAAAGCATTAGAGGACATTTCGTATTCTCTTTCCATGATGAGGTCGAAAATATGACACTTTTTAGTTTACAAGTAGCTTGTGGTTGTAATCCAGAAGGACCGATTGGAATGGAACCGGGTCAACACTGGGATGGTGAATGCATGG